CAAAGCCTCTTCAGATTCTAGCCTTCTTAGTTCTTTCTCTAAAGTTTTTTTAATGTTTCTTTCTTTCTTAACACCTTTAGACCTGATCTTTTTATTATAACGACTACGGCGTTCAGCTTTAACGTCTAAATAATTATTGTCCATTGCCTCTTAAAACTCCTAGAAGTCTAGTTTCATACCATTCTGCTTTAAGCAAATCCTCTACACCATTCTTATAAGGATAACGCCACCGATATTTCAAGGAGTTACCGCGTAGATAACCAATAAACTCCTGTTCAGTTAGCATAGCCTTAATACCATCTATGCATTCTATATCACCCGCATTGTAATGAGCAGGCCTCTGAACAATATCATAGGTTCCTAAAGCTTTAGCAAGCTTTAAACCTTCTACAGCATCAGCTGCTGCCTTACTTTTATAACTAGCTTTCCATGCTGCATCCCAAGCTTCAGGCGGCTCATTGTCAATGCTCATATTTAATTCAGTTTGTTTCGGCTCTTTGTTCATTCTAGCTCCTGTGGGTATATGTCTCTTTCAACTTTAAACTCTGTACTATTCCTGTACTTAGCATCAATCCACTTGGCAGGTATGCTATCAACACTATACCAAGTGAAACCATTTGCAGAAGCCCACTCACCATGACTTCTCTTTGTACCATCAGTACGTCTTTTGGCCTGTGGCATTGGTGCAGATGGGTCAGCAAAAAGGAATACAAGCTCAACATTTTCGGGCAATACTTTCTTTACCCAAACATATTTATTATATTCTGCATAGTCCCAGAAACGTCCTTTAGCTTCAAGCAAAATAATTTTCTTGTTTATAACCTTCACAAAATCTGGGTGGTATGTATGTTCTACAACATAGTCTACAGGGTTAACGTGATGTTCCCAACGTTTCAAAATTCCTGTATGTAATTCATACTCCCAATTAGAGTCATAGCCTTTAATAACCTTTTTCTCGACAGGTCTTTTAACCCTTTTTTTCCTTACTCCTGATCTTATTTTCATTGTAAGTCCTTGACCTTAAGATCACTGATATCTTTACCTGCCTTATAGAATTTCTTTAGCCTCTGCTTAGCCCAACGCAAAGTAAAGAAAGAAAGCCTCCTAGCTCCTTTAGCTCTAAAGTAAGAAAGGCCCGGTAAGAAAGTAGCATAGTTATCTTTTGTTATCTTGGTTGCTTCTTCTTCAGATACTAAAGAGCGTACCCAGTCAATAAGCATATCTTCAGCTTTATTTTTTAAAGCAACAGATCTTTTAGAATTCATATACTTCCTCCACAAGTGGCTTAACCTTTAGGGCTGTAAAATATGTAAGACCTTTAGCATACTTGAATGCTCTCAAGCCTTTATTGTTATTAGATTCTTTGAAACATTCTTTCTTAAATGGACAATAAACGCAATTCTTAGCTATGCGGTAGTTGCCCTTTTTACCTTCAGCAACAGGAGGGTAACAAAAATCAGGCGGGGTTTCAAGCATTAAAGCTTTTTTAAGATCTTTGATGCGCTGACGTATATTAGGCTTATCAAGATCTTCAGGCCTATGCAGGCAAAGCTCTCCTGTTTCTTTATTGATAACCAGAAAGCCACCATCTTCTGCTTTCTCAGCTTCCTCATAGCCAGCTAACTGGGATAAGTAGCCGAAAGGATCATCCTCGCTTAATGAACCTTTCTTGAATTTACCAAATGAAAAGCCTGATGCAGACTTCACATCTACAACATGGCCATTAATCTTACAGTCCATATGGCCTTTGATGCCCTCTACTTCTATTTCTTTTTGTTCATCAGTAACTTGATAGCCTGCTGTCTTGACAAGCAATAAGAGGAATTCTTCTAGAAGATGACCATAAAGAAACTTAATGTATAGAGAAGGACTAAGCCTGCGGCTCTCTTCTTCCTTTTGTTTTTCAAACCATAGCTGGCGAAAAGGCTTCCCTACATTAGACATCCTCAGATGAAAGGCCTCATTTCTTTTATCTGGCCTTGCCCATTGCTTTAGGACATTTGCCATAGAGGCTCCAAAGTCTTCTAAAGTCTTATCATCTATATCAATATTTTTACCATCATTCAATACATCTATCTTAGAATAAATGTCAGCTACTAAATTATCTAAACTCATGTTCTTCCCCAAAGGTATTAAGAATATCAACTATATCAGAGAGCTTAGCCTCAAACCACTCTGAATTAAAAGTATCTGTAATTTTCTTGAGCTTACGGTGTACTTGCTTTTCTGTAGCTCTCCTATCATTTGTAAAAATATAATGCTGTAATGTGTAATCTCTCATGGGACTAGATGTTTGATAGCTATTAACCCTATCATTAATGTCAGCAGCCATCCCTACTTTGTACCAGCCCTCCCATGCTGGGTTAGATAAGATATAGATATATCCTTGCTTAGTTAATGTGTAGTTGGGCAAGGACTCAAAGGCAGCTTCCTGAAAGGATTTGTAGTTTCCGGGCTTATGCAAGGTATGTTTAATAGCCACATACTTTCCTTTGATGAACATCCTTTTTTTATTCCGTAGAGCATTTGCTTCTGGATTATCTTTATAATAATAAGGCCTGCCTGTTTTAGGGTTAATGTCTTGTATTCTAGTGTGTTTCACTCCAGTTATCTCCTATTTTATATTCACCATCTAGCTCACAATCAAGCTCCAAATGTAGTCCTGCTTTGATTATTGCTTGTACGCCCATCTGTCCAACCTCATCTGCATACTTTTCTAGCACTTCAATCTGCCACTCATCATGTACATTAGCTACAAAACTATAAGGTATATGTGGCTTAGCCTTCAAGTCTTCTTCTAGAATAACCATTGCTTGCTTCATAAGAATAGCACCTGCTCCTTGTAATAAAGTATTGAGGGCTGAGTGCTCACTCCTTATAAAGAGCTTGCGGCCATCTAATGACTTAAGGCTTTTGCTTCTCGATGCTCTAGCAATCTTAGCTTTAAGAACTGCGAATGCTGGGAGATTATCAAAAAATGATTTTCTAAGGTTCCGACCAGCACGTTTATCTCCTCCAACCACGCTTCCAAGCTTTTCATCTCCTGCTCCGTATAGTAATGCATAGATGAAAGTTTTAGCCTGATTTCTTGATTCAAGTCCTGCAAGTTTTTGATTAGTGGTGTGTATGTCGCCATTAATGATTTCATTAGTATAGTCCTCATCTTTCATATAGTGTGCAAGCATTCTAAGCTCTAAGCCAGAAGCATCAATGCCTACCAACTTATAGCCATGTGGTACAGTCCAGCAAGCCCTACACTCAGGACCATATAAAGATCCTGCGCTAGGTACTTGTGCCATGTTTGGATTACGGTGGGTCATACGCCCTGTGATAGTTCCATTAGGATTAACAAACCCATGCACTCTGCCTGTATCAGCATTAAGTTCTTTGAACCATGAGTTTATCTGGGCTATTCTTTTCTGGAGCGTTAAGAACTCTGAGATAAGAGAGGCTTGCGGGATACCTTTAACCTTAGCAAGAATTTTCTCATCTATCTTTGGCTGCCCAGTAGGTGTAAATTCCTTAGGCTTCCAGCCAAACTTCTGCAAGTAATCACCTATCTGTAATCGTGAGCCGGGATTGAATTCTTTTATATATACTCTATCAACAGAAAGTTTATTTTCTACAGAGAGTTGTAAATATTCAGCCGGAGTAAGTCTTACTGTATCGCCAAAGTTATCAACGCCCATCTTAAGCATAACACCAGCTGGGTTTCTGCGAGGAAAAATAGTCTTGATATCTTTCTTAGATTTAAAAACTTTATGAACTTCAGCGAGCAACTCTTCAGATCTTTGAAGCAAAGAAGATAGAAGTATACTTGCTTTATGCTCATCAAAAAGAAAGCCATGCTCCCTTTGTTTATTTATAATCTTATAGACATCATGCTCAAGATCAATAGATTGTCTAGAAAAACCTTTGCTCTCATGCTTCAAAGCATTATAGACCAGATAGTTCAAATAAACATCTTGCTCACAATACTTCAACATCTCTGGGCTATAGTTAGCATAGTCTTCAAACTCAATCTTAGGAGAGCCTAAAGCATAGCCCCATCTTTCTAGCCCATGATTACCTTCTCGAACTGGATTAAAAAGTCTTGAGAGCACTAGAGTATCTACAAGTGTCTTTGAAGATAGATCCATGCCAGTAAGTTTTGTAATAGTAGGGATATCAAAGCCAATTATATTGTGACCAATTAACTTGTCAGCAGTCATTAAATACTCAATGCCTTCTTTGATCTTATCAGGCCCAAAAGATACTTGCTCTTTTGAAACTGTATCTAGCGCAGACATGCACCAGATCTTAGTTGCTTTTAAACCATCTGTCTCTATATCAAATACTAATGCTTTCAAAATTCCACCTCAGTTTCACGTACTTCACTTAGCCTACCAGTTTCTTTGTTATAGAGCAAGCTCGTTGCCATGCCTACATCTCCTGTATATCTAGATTTTAATACCCTAACATTGGTTGTACTAGATTCTATAGGGTCATCTGATTGTTGGTTTCTTTCAAGTGCTATAACACAGTCAGCACCTTGGCTAATAGCATGTGAACCTCGCAGCTGAGAGAGGCTTACAAGTGCTCCTTCTTCATGGCCCTTGTTACCTTCAGGGCGCTTAAGATGACTAACAAGTATAAGACCAACGCCTGTTTCAGATACAAGTTTAATTAAACCATTCATCGCTGCCTCGATAGCTGTCCTTTCAGTATCACCACTGCCGCTTATTAACATATGTAGGTGATCAAGAATAATCCATTTACAGCCACAACCTTTAATCATATATCGAAGTTTAGACATTACATCATCAACATCACCGCCGCCAAAATGAGAATGAATCCAAACTCGCTCAGCATTAGAGCCGCCAAAGATTTTATTGGCAGCCATCTCATAATTAAAGCTTCCAAACTCTTCGCGGATATCATCAATATGCAATCTTCTATTAGTCTCTATGGATAGAATGCCATCTGCTGTGCGCTCCCAAGTTTCTTCAAGTGCAATAATACCAACACAATCTTCTGTCTGTGTTAGTAACCAGTGCTCAAGCTCTCTGGTAATACTAGACTTACCTAAGCCTGTACCGCCTGCAAGAACAACAAGCTCTCCTTGCCTTAAGCCAAGAAGCTTTTCATTAAGACCTGCCCAAGGATAAGGGATAGATTCTTTTTTCTTACGTACCAAGAGATCATTAATATTGTTAGTAACATTTATGACGCCTGCTGGTGTATAAGTGCTTGCGCCCCACCAAGCTGCTGCAAAGGCTTCATGCTTTTTTTGCCTCAACATATCATTGGCATCTTTAAAGCCTTCGCCAAAGTTTAATATCTTTGCCTTGCCCGGACTTAATAGCTTAGCAACCTCGATAGCTGCTTCGCGGCCCGGCTTATCATTATCAAAAGCAATGACAACAGCCTCAAACTTTTCTAAGTATTCTATATTTCTTTTAATATCTTTAACAGCACCAGCAGCACCATTCTTTATAGAGACTACAGGCCATTTAGATCCTAGTAGTTCATAGGCAGCCATAGCATCACACTCACCTTCAGTAAGAGTAATATATTTACCAGTCTGAAATAGCTGTTGGCCAAAAAGTGAAGGGCTTTTAGAGTCTCCTTTCCATGAGAATAACTTTCCTTGTTCTCTAACTTTATATCCTGCTATCTCATTCAGATTATAATAAGGATAAAAGTGCTTAATGATCTCGCCTTCTCTATTGGTAATAGACTTGACGCCATATTTTCTAGCTGTATTAAGAGAGATGCCTCTATCCTGCAAGGCCAAAAACTCTCCTTCTACATCGTTCATTGAATTGTTTCTATAGCTTTGGAAGTCTCCTACTTTTTCGATAACTATATCTCCTTCATACTTTTTAAAAAAGGTCTTGCAACTAAAACACCAAGCAGATCCATCTTCATTTATTGATACTGGATCACTACCACCACAAGCATGACAAGGTTTCTTGTGTGCGACAAAAGCCATTTTAATTCTCCAATAAAAAAGGGGGCTTTTACACCCCCTAAAATTTAAACTTCTTCTTTTAGTAAAGCCTCTTCATCGAGGTTATCATCCATGACTGTGGTAAAGGATTGTTGAGCTCCTAGCAAAACATTAATACGTTTAGTAAGAGAATCTATTTCTTGCTGTATCTCGACTAGATAGTTGAATGTAATCTTAGCATCATCACTCAACATTTCTACGTCATAAGTACCCTCATCATTCCTGTATGAAAATTTACTCATAGCTCATCTAACTCCTCGTCGTCAATTTCAACATCAAACTCTTCGCCATCACCCTTAGCAAAGCTTACAAGATCAATGACCTGTACAGCTTGCAGGTCAAGGCCCTTATATACTTGCCCTTGTCGTGTCACCTCCCATTCTTTGTATTGAACTTTTACGGTTGACCCATTACCTACTTGGCAGTTTAGATCATTCTTAGAGCGATCTAAAAGCAAAGGTGCTTTGCGAACCATACCATTTGGACCATTAACTTTTCGTTTAATAACGATAGTTGGGCCTTCTTCTCTATCTTTTACTGTGTAACCTTTGCGGCGAAAGTCATCCGCTGTCGCTTTATCAAGTACAACATTGATACTATATACTGGTTCGTATGTGGTGTTTGGTGATTTAATACTTGCCCAGTATGCAACGCCTTCAAGAATAGCCATAAGATATAACTCCGTTGTGGTTTTGAGATTGTACAATAGTTAATGTATCTTTACTTGTCAAGACATTTCTAAAAGATATTCATGATTACCACTCTCCTAGCCAGTTTATAAAATCAGGTATAAGATTTATAACATCATCTTGAGAAGCAGTCAAAGGTAATCTTTCTTTTGCAAAGACAATGAACCTTGCCTTGGTCTTCTCACTTGGTTGCTTTGTGCCTAAGCTCATGGCAAAAGCATAAGCCCAAGCATCATCAATAAGTTCCTCCATTTATTTATACCTCCATTATAACTTTTGAATCCTTACCGAAACAATATATCTTTACTTCATTTCCTTCATCGTCTGTGATGGTAATGTCTATGGAGGCGTACTCATGATCATCTGTTTCTGATGGGGTCTTTACCAACTTAATAGTAGCGGTTCGATGTACAAAGATAGAATTATTAATAGTCATGCTGTTCTCCAAGTAAGGCGTTCCAAGATACTTTTAAATCTTCCAATGACTTTATCACATTATCAATCTCAATAGCAATAGCTTTAGTCTCTACCTGTGCAGTGCTATGAGTCCTTTGGTTGACCACTCTGGCAAAGGCCACAAGGCTACCAGTCCAGTACCATGAGGTCATCATGGACTGTGGCAGTACCATCCTTGCTTGCTCAGGACATACCCCCATGCTCAGTAGCTCCTTGTATACAGTCTGAAGCCTAAGCATAGCCCTATGGTAGACAGCTCCTGCCACACCACTATGTTGGATAGGTTTGGCTGATGACCCTTGCTTAACGTTATCAGCAGCCTGCCTCCATAGTTCCGGCACATGGAATGTCGGAGGATCACTAACGTACCGGCGGCTCACCTCATTCCAGACTAAGCCTACCTGATGCTTGACTAACTGTCTGGCTACAAACACTGGTGCCTCTACAAGTAGTGTTACCTGCACATGAGCAAAGGGTGTCCAATGACTATGCTTTGCTAAGTAATTAATTAGCTTAGCGTCCTTAGCGGACAAGTGATCAACCTTCTTATCAAAGCTAACACGTGCGCTGTTCACCACGGTAAGGTCGCTGCCCATGTGGTTTATATAATCTACACTACTCATGATTGGCTAACCATTCATTGTACTCGTGGTGGGCCATGAAGTATTTGAGTACTGTATCTATTGCTTTACGGTACTCAAGATCCTTCCCCGGTGTATCATATGGGTCCACCTCTAAATGATAGCTCTGTTTCAAAGTTGCTACCACAATCATGTCCAGACATTCATCCTGTAATTCAATCTTCATTGTAATTCCTCAGTTTATTTTCTATGTTAAAGTAGTATTCATACTACCTAAACACATGTTTATGTAACACCATTACCCTAATTCGCTCATCACTTCAAGGGCAAGCTCAGCAATAACAAGATCAGCCTGCGTAAGTATCAATGTGCTTTTTAGGTTTTCTATCTCAGCCTGCAACTCCTCAACCTCAGTGCATGTAGCACCACATGAACACTTGTTAGTCACTCATGTCACCTATTTGCTTGATCATCTTTTGTAGTGTTCTGATAGCCTTTGATTTAGCGGTAGACCGACTCGCACCACAGGGTAGAAGAATGGACTCAGAGCCGTCCTTATCTGTGTAGGCAACCTTCAGCCAGAAGTGACTTCTACCGTTCCAAGTATCGTCCCTCTCGTAGATTTCTATCTTCATTCGCCTTGCTCCTCAAGATACTTAACAACTATAGCATTCTCACCCCATAGGGCAGCATGCTCCTCTGCTTTCTCTTCAGTGTCGAAGAGCCTAGCGCCTAACTGGAACTTCACGTCCCCTTGTGTGACGAACAACATACTGCCATCAAAGGGTATCATCACTGCATACTTCATTATCACTCTGCCTCCACAAACAAGCCATCTTCACGACTCATGATGCGAGTCACTGTTAATGCGTTACATCCCTCATAGATTTTGCTGCCTATCTCGATATAAGGGCCGCCACTGGGGTCAAACATTCCAAGGTTTTCCATATCAATTTCATCCTGACCTTCACGACTACCCATACGCATATACTCCATTTCGCTTTCCGGTATGTGGAACCGATACAGGCTGTCTTCTACCTTTGCAAAACTGTATTCAACACCATATCTATTTTTCATAATTCACCTGCTCCTCGTTGCTGTGAGAAACTTCCGAAAAGTGGAAGTATTTTGGTGGCATGACTACTCGCCAGTCAGACTTAATACTATGGAAGCATGGCCCCCAAGCAGTATCATGCCAGCCATCGCCATATGTATATTGACTTTTACCACCTTCGGCCACATCCTGATAGTGCTTTGCTAACCATCTTGCTTTGTCTTTCATAATCAACCTCTCTTTATTTATAAGGTCTAAAGTTCCATAAAGAACAATCTGTCATTGGGCATGCTCTGATCTCTTTCCTTTGGCGACCACTACAGTCCCAGCATTTAGCACTGATTGCATGTTTAAAAGACTTAGGATTTGCTAAAGCTTTTTTGTCCGGCGTCAGTGGCGCTGTCTTTACAACCTCACCAGACTTAACTTTCTCTCTATATATCTCCAGTACTGTACTCATATAAGACTACCATAAGTTAAAGTGACTATAATACCGAGCATAAAGGCTACTAATGTCATTAATAAGTTACAACGATCATTAGTATACATGTCTTTAAGATCAATGTATATGTTATAGACTTCTCTTTTAATATTATCTATAAAGGTTTTAAACATTTCTAATTTTCTCCATAGTTATCATAGTTTCTTTAACTTGCTCTTGTCTTTTATAAGAGATTGCTGCTATATTATCAGCTGTTTTATTCGTTGATGAAGGTGCATGTGTTGACCAATCTGTCATGGTGTTATATAAAGCCCACTTATTTTTACCAAGGACCTTAGAATAATGAGTATCCCAAGCCTTAAACATATAAGACAATGCATTATTATTATAAATATGTGGCTGTGTAAGCAGCTCACCTATGCCAGCATCAGGAAACTCTTTAAGATAAGAGAAAACAAACTTAGCTTCAGCAGCCTTAGCAAAAGAAAGGAATGCTTCCATGTCCGTTTTAATTTCCTTAGCCCATTGAAACCACAGATCAACTTCCATTTCAAATACTTTAGTGGCCTCATGAATTACTCTAGCACCTTTATCAATATCAAGATTCTTAGTATGTCTACTCTTATAAAGCATTGCTGCTTTAGAAACAAAGACTTGTCCATTCATACAAGCATTCTGATTGGCACCAACGCTCATAATAAAAGGCCAGCTACCATCGAGGGAAGATATGGATAAGAAACTAAGCGTTGCTGTATCACCATCCGGCGTCCTGAATGCAACGGCGGGTAAAGAATGGCGAACAAAACACTTGGCCCCATGATGTGAGACCTTAATGGTTTCATTTAGCCCAGTAATATCTAAGCCAGAGCGTTCAATACAGAGCCTTTGGTTGTCAATCATTTTGCGGTAGCTTAGTTCTTCAGTGTTAGAATATCTAGTACCATGAACACCTAGCTCAACACCTGTATCTGTCCTATATATAACTTCTTTTCTAGATCTAAGGACCTGACCTTCATTAGTGATATAAGTAAGAGGTGCTTTATCAACAGTGAAATCAGCAGCACCATAGTTTCCAAAGGTCTCTAAAGCATTAGAGTTTTTAAACATATTAATAACATTAGTCATAGTTTTATCTTCCTAGTTTATGTACATTTTTATTTAACGTATTACTTCTACATCTGCTTCAGTAGCTATCACAACTCTAGCACCACAGGATAGTATCTGCTTACCACCGATGCCATATATAACACTGCTTGGCCCTTTAATTAAGACCTCATGGCAGTAGATATTAGACCGGCCTTGCTTAATAGTAATGACAGGCAGATCTGTACCATCTTTAATGTTGGCTTTTATTTTGTGCTGATTAACATGTATGTATTTCTTTTTCATATTAATACCCCAGAAAAATTAGTACTTCAGAACCTAGATAACTCTGTTTTAAACCACACTCCGCATAGAATTCTTGCAGGTCTGCATCATGTGCTAGTAATTCCATAACAGCTTCACGCCTTGTAACCTTTGTGTCCCATGCTTCAAGTAAAGACATGTTATTTCCTCTTAGTTTTTAAAAGATTTAATTCTGCGCCGTGCTAGTTCCATAAGACAGTAGTGGATCTCATCCATGTACTGCCCTGCCTTTGGGTTATCTGGCATAGCATTTAAAGCTTGGCGACAGTCAAACATAATGTACTTCAGTGTTTCTGTTTCTACTTCTTTGAACTTTGCCATCGTTTGACCATGCCATTTGCCTGTACCGTCATTGTAGTTATTCATAGTGTTTCTCCCATTCTTCAGCTGTTATACCAGACATCATGAACTCTCTCTCATCTGTGTTTAGTCTGGGCATTGCATCCTGTATAAGCATCCCAGATTTCCAAGCTTTTATTTCTTCAGCAGTCACGTCTAGTTCTAATGACCTTTCAATTTTACTCAACATAGAAACTTTAGTAATTTTCATAAGCCTTCTTCCTCTTCGATTGCATTAACACACTCTCTCAGCTCTTCGACTATGACCCATAGCTCGGCCACACGGTCTTCACTGACCCTCACGTTATCAATAGCTGTGATTTTATACAGCCACTTTGTCATGTGTTCTAAATCATTTATTATCATATCCATTTTAATTAAGCACCTCTGCAATAATACCCCACCGGGTTTTAGTTTGTCCATTTTCATCCTGCCATAGGTATTGGACAGGTAACTCGTTCTCCATCACACAGAAAACGTAGTCTATATCACTAGGCTCACAGTCAAGCCAGCCAGTGGTGCCACCTTTAGTAATAATATTAATTCTTTTCATGTTTAAAGCTCCTCTGAGTTTAAATAGCACCCTATGTGTGCAGCGTTGGTAAACACATAGTTACCGTTGGCCAATCTGCCTTCTACCATGTCATATTTAACATCAAGTTTCCAATACCTTCGCATGAATTCTAAGGCAGCCTTTCTATATGCTACCCGCCCTGAACATTCATAAGGGAATGGAATGGTGGCGCTGTTATTATCAGCGTCGAAGGCTTTTAATCTAGCTCCTTTCTTGTCTGTGGCCTGTAAATATTTCACTTCTATGAGCATATTCATTTTATTTTACTTCCTTTCCAGTTAAATAAGTGTAATGAACTTCTGAAACATGATTAGCATCTCTCCATTTAGTGGATTTTGTAGCTATTAAACTACACCAGCTGTTCCACAAATTATCTGTACCATATTCGTTACAGATCTGTATATAATTTCTAATCTTTTTTAAATTAGTCTCTATACCTTTAAGAGTTTTAGGATTCTTTGAGATTTCAAAGTCTTTAGCATTTAAATTATACATCTTTATATTATGACTATCCATGCAGCCTACTAAACCTGCTGTCAACTGGCACATAAATCCAGCCTTAGCAATGCCAAGACCATCAACTTTTAAAAAGAGTTTCATTAAAGATATGGATTTACTCGCCTCTGTTTTATTACTATTAATTATTGCCATCATTTGGCCAAACATGAAATGCTTATTGGCCTGCAAGTAAAGATAAGTATTTTTCTTTCCGCCCCAAAGAGACTTGGCGAGAGCCTTATTAGTTCTTACATCCTGTAATTGTTTGCCTACTAACATCCAAGGCTGACGGATACTTAAGACCGTCATTAATACTACATCCGCCATATTATTTGCAGACTCTTGTGCATATTTTTGTACTGCTAGTGCATGTATATTGTACATCGTGACCTCCAATGGCCCTGTTTTCGTTGACGCTTTACACATTGACATGGCCATCCTTGGTTTGTCAAGCTCTTTCCCTGCGCATTATGCGGTTGTGAAAGATGCGCAGGTATGTATGATTATTTAACTTGAGTTATTATTCCGTCCTTCATAAGGACATTGGCAAAAAACTCACGACCCATATTAGTTATATGAGGCCTATTAGCCCCAACCAACAAGCCATTAGGTTTATATTCTTCGCCGAAAAGGCTTGTCTCGATATAAATAAGACGCTTGCCAATGTTCTCTTTTAATTCTTTCTTACTCTTATATTTAAATATTAACATTGTTCACACTCCATTTTTAAGCACATCATTTCAATTTGGTCTGCATAATCTAGATCATAATCTTCTATGATCTTAAGCAGGGGCACATTATTATTTAAATCTTCGACCGCATATATTATTTTATCCATGACATATAGCACTCAAAAGGCCCCGAAGGGCCATGAATATTTATTTTGCCTGCAATATATTTAATATCGCATCGAGCTTGCTATCTAAAGTAGTTACTTTAGTTTCGAGCTGAGCTACCCTAGCATCGAGATCATTATTTTTTACGGCAGCCAAAGGCTTCGCTTCAGGCTGCGCTTTATTCTTTGAACCTTTTGGCCGCCCTACTTTCTTCGGAGCTTCCTGAGCCGTAGGCTTTTGAGCCGTAGGCTTTTGAGCCGCAGGCTTTTGATCTTTGATCTTTATAAGCGTCATGATTTCCGAAGGAACTGTGGTAGCAGCAAAAGCTGTTTGCACATCCCCATGAGTCATTCTAGATTCTAGGACCGTGCCAAAATAATGGCCGATTGCACCTCGCATTCTCTTATAGAGAATATAACTTTCGGCCTGAGTAAGACTCTGAGCTTTGGCTATAATATTCG